GAGCGGTGCCTGGTCGAGGATTGGACCAATTTGCACCGCTATTTTGTTAAGAAGGAAAGTGGCGAAACCAACCTCTACAACTAACTTTCGGTCCTTATCGTTCTTGAGCTCTTGCCCATCCGCCTGAGCTTTGGTCAGACGCCAGCGCTCAAAGTCGAGGTTTGGCTTTTCGGGATCATCCTCTGGTACTGATGCAGCAAACTTTCGCTCGGCATGGCCAACCCGGTTGGCCACTACATCGGCCACGGAATATAAACACTCACGACCGCGCTTTTCTCGAAAATTTACTCCCCACTTATCGAAGGCCTGAGTGCTAATCCCCAGGCTTGAGCACAGATCCCGCTTGTTCAGCAACACAACATCCGGGGCTTTCGGTGGAGTTTTTCTCATGCTGATCTGGCTGCCTGTTCACTTGACGGGGGTTTAACTGCTCCAGCTTTGCCTGAGCCAGTCACATTTCAATTAGGTGAAGTTCTTGCGCCCTCGACTCTGCGCTGGTGTGCTCTTTGTCTTTGATACGCCGCAGATACGCGTTGTGGGCGCGGTTACCCAAATAGGTTGCAATAGCCAACACCATCCCCAGCACTACAGCTACCTTGTCCACGGATAGCAGCCCTCCAATAGCGCTGGCGAAAGAAGATAAATAGCTGGCCAGATTGAAGGCCTTTTGCGCTGGTAGGTCATTCATCATGCGCACCCTGTTTCGGTACAGGCTTTCGCTGCTCGTTCAGAAACAGTTCGAGGCGTTGCCATTGAGAGTCACAGTTGGAGATCACGGCTAGCAACCGACTGATGTAGCCGGTATGGTCGCCATTGTCGGTACCGCCAATCGGATAAGGTGGCGGGTCACATCTACCAATGATCTGAGGTGGGATCTCTACAGGCCTCGGCACCTCGATTGTTACGGTGCGCACAATTGGCGGCGTTGCTGAGCAACCGCTGAACATCATCAGGCACAGCAGTGCCCATCCACTGGCTAAGGCTTTCATCATGGCTGCTCCTGTATTCACCTAGGGTAACGCTGAGAGCTTCTTGGCGACCGCGAATACCAGCCAAGTCGGTGCGATATTGCTGCTCAGACACGGCGAGCGCCGTCAGCTGCTGCCATATCTTGGCTTTATCCGCTTCCTGCCTTTCAACGGCAGTCGTCAGTGCCGACACATCCAGTTGCAGCCCGAGTTGATTGGCGCTGGCGGTTTCAAGATTCGCCTGCAATAGGCTGACCTCTGAGCGAGTGACAGTGAGTGCCAGCCCCAAGGCCACACAGGCCAGAATAAGACCGCCAATCAAGTACAGATGGGCGCGGCCGGCGGCAACTTTAATCATGTGATTGCTCCTGAATGCAGAGTTGATGTCGTTCCTGTGCTCTTGTCCACACGCCCATGCAGCGTTTGTTGCCTGGGGTTGAACAGTCAAAACCGCCAACTGTGCGATATTCTGGCAGCAACAACGCATTACAGGCTTCAAGGTGACGGCCTTTCAGCAAATAACTGCGCATAGCCGATTCGCGCCATCGGCCAATGCCATACTGGTATACCCAATTGATATAGAGGTCGTATTCGCCCTGCGTCATTTCAACGCCAGGCAAGCTCTCCTTAAAGCGCACTTCATCGTTTGCGACATGGGCCTGGGTTGTTTTCAGGGCCTGCACTGGCGTGAGCTTGTCGCCAAGCTTCACTGGTTTACCGTTGGCATGATAGGTCGAGCCGAAGCCCACTGTAGGCCTGTCACCTTGCACCGGGATAGTCGCCGATGGGGAAAATCCCTCAGATACGACCAGGGTGATAAGAGCTGCGGCCGATAAGCTTAAGCTGGCCACTTTGATCCTGTTGGTCATCATGGCTCCTTAGATTCATTCATATAGGTAGGCTTACTGATCGATTAACCGGGCGCCAACCGGCGGCTGCGTCATCCCTCTAGGGGTTCTTCTCGCTGACTATGCTCCAGGGCGAGTGCTCAGTGGGGTATCAATGTAAACGCGCTTACTTTTACGTGGCATCGAAAGCCCTAAAGTAAAAAAGACCCGCTGAGGGTCTTTGGTGGTTGGCAGTCATTTTTAGCTCTGGCGAGCATGCCATAAACATAGCGATTTTCGGGGGGCAAAAAAAACCCTTTTCTGTCCGTTTTAGTCCTAGATCTGCCCCATTTGATAAAAGCGGTTTGAAAGTTGTGTGTTAACACACAAATAAAAAGCCCGCAGGAAAGGGCGCGGGCTTCGGTTTATTAATGACAGGATTCTAAATCTGTCACTGAAAGCCTAATACAAAACCAAACGTATGCAAAAGATCGGCGTGATCAAAAAAGGATCTGCAAAGTTGGTGTATCAGCGAACCATGAACCAGGCGAAAACCCATCAGCATTTTTACATTTACAATCAACAGATTGTGATACAGAGAAGGCACCTTTTCTAGATGCCTATAATCAATGGTTATAAAACAACAACCAACCGCCAAAATTTTTCATATGTAGTGAAGGATTGCGAGTCCCCGCCCCCGCATGGGCAGCGACTGGAAGGACCCCTTAAATTTTATTCAGACGATTTCTTATAATTTCAGAACAATTAAAGTGGTGTGAATATACAGAGTGAACTTTATTTAGCAATGAACCTATTTTACCTACTATTTCAACATCTTCTACATTCAATTTAGATATTTCACTTTGCAACTCTTCTAAAATATCCATTGAAAATTTAAGTTGAGAATTCAAGGCATTGCCATCTTCACAGTCTCTGGGTATTACTTGTTGGCACTTCATAAGGAGAAATATCCTTGAAACAATAAACATTCTAATTAACTGTAGTAAATTCGAGACAACACCATAAACTTCTGAAGGGTCATCAGAAGTCAGCTTAAACATTAGCTTTTTACCATCGAGTTCTATTTCAATCAAGCTCCTAATTTCTTCCTCAATCAAAAATGAAATTTCCTTGAGCTCTTCATACAAGGTAGACTTTTTCCAAGTGTAAAGCGCTTTTACAGCAATGAAAGCGGCCCCTATCGCTGAGATACTTGCTGCTATCACAGCTAAAGATTCGATCGACTTAAGGACTGACTGTGGCAGACTAACAACTTGAGCAAATATCCATCCAACAAGAAACAGCCCAACCGCAACCAAGCCCTCTATATGCTTTCCTTTCAACTTAACATCTCCATCGATTTATTTCTTAACGCATTAGCACCAATTCTGCCCTCCTTAACCAAAAGATGAAAGACTGCTTACTCTCAAACCCACACAATGCCCACTTACCCCGGCACAGGTACTGAGCTCGAATAGCTCGGCGGCACTCGGGCGCCAGCCGCTCAATGCGCCAGTCGTAACGAATAACCCCGGGCGGTGGGTTAATGTCACGCTCACTCACTGTCATTCCGTAGGTGATAGGGTCCTTGAGCCGGTCACAGCTACTGCGGGCGGCGTACCCCTTGCCATACTCATGCCTAAGCCACCAATTAGCCCACGCTCGCAATTCAAGGCGGAGCTGCTTCATGTTCATCAGCGCTTCATGCTGCGCATCGTGCTTATGCTGCATCGGCCATCCCTCTTAGGTTGAACAAGTCCAGGGCAAAAATATCAGCACAGATGGCGCAGAGGTCGTCATAAGGTACCGGGCTATGTCCCTTCTCCCAGCGCCGATAGGTTTTGACATTCACCCCGTAGGCGCTTGCCACTTCCTCCTGGGTCATTTGGCGCAATCTCCGCCCCATTGCCAGCAGTTTTGCCCCTGATGCTGCCGCCGCTTTTGCCATCCTAAAACGCCCCTTTTCGTGCAATTGCATCCTCTTTTGACAATGATGCAGTGATCATCACAGCCACCCGCTTGCCATCTGACTTTGCCCGTTACCAAGATCTGAATGCGATCTAGGGATTATCTCGGGCGCGATCTGATTAAATCCGCGCTCAATCAAATACTGGTGATACTGCTCAAGTGCCTGGCTCACCCCTGCATTAAGGGATGACTGAACATAGGTACGCAAAAGCACTGGCAGAGAGTGATTGAGCAACAACTCACCGATAACGGTATCAATACCAATCTCAGCAATAATGGTGCGAAAAAGCCGCCTGATATCGTGTGAAGTGAAGTATTTAAAGCGAAGGCCAACAGACCAATCCTGAGCAGTGCGCACAGCAATAGGCGCCTGACCACGGCCGGGGAACAGCCAGGCACGCTTGCCAACATTGGCCAGTTGCCAGCGGCGGTAATGATCAATCAAAGCCCGGGCAGATTTGGTCAACGGCAACCGCAACTCATTACCGTTCTTGGTGTTTGATGGCGGTATCACCCAAACATCGCCGGTGAACTGGTCCCACCTAGCCTGGCGGGTTTCATTGATACGGGTACCAAACATCATCATCAACACAAACAGCATGGCCTGAACCATCACAGTCTCTGATAACAGCTTGAACAACTCGCCAAGGTCAGAGTCATACAGCCTCGCATCCAGCGCCTTGGGCAGCCTCACACTGGGCTTGAACCCAGCCAGCGGATTGTTATCGAGCAAGCGCAGCCCAGCGGCCGAACTGAACGCCGTCTTGAGCTTACTAACCACCTCCACCACATAGCGGGGCGAATATCCATCAGCCAGCATCGACTTCACCAGCGCACTATCCAAATCACTCCAACTCAGTGATGCCAGCGGCAACTGCCCAGCCCTTGGGATCAAGTGCCTGGTAACTATCGAACGCACATTCCGGCGCCAACTCACACTCATAGTCGTGTTATCTGTCACATGCCCGGCATACCAGGTAACCACATCAGCCACAGTCACAAACTGCCCAAACATAACCTCACCCCCGGCTGCTCGCTCGGCCAGAGTGGCCGGCAACTGCTCCAAAAACGTATCGATACACAGATCCGGCCAAGTGCCCACCTTGCGCCAGCGGGTCACGTTCTGCTCATTGAACACCAGAAAAATACTCGCCTTGGTGCGCTCACCATTAGCTCGCAGCCTCACTGTCGGATACTGAGGATCCCGATAATCCCGGGTAACACCGCCACTCAACCAACGGCGCAGCGGCGCCCGCTTCAGCTTGCCAACGTCAACACCGCTCGCCATCAAGCCACCATCCTGTATTCATAGGTTTTGTTCGTACCCTGGCGAATACGCTTCATCCGCTTTTCGGCGGGTAACTCACGCCAACGGGCACTCAGAGCTGTTTCGCTATCAAGCGTTCCAAAGCGTTCTCGGCTTAACCGCTGAAGCTCAAACAACGTGTGCCACTTGCCATCATCCAGCATCGCCACCAAGCGTTGCTTCTGGGTTTTCGGTAATTGCTTACTCATCGTTTGCTCCTTTCGTTGTCCGTAGGCCAAACTTCACCCTTAAATCTGCAATGTTCGCTCTCGCTTTATTGGCCGCTGTAGGCCGAGCAACCCTCGTTGGCAGTGCCTTTGGCAAATTAAAATCAATCTCCTCACCATTGGCATAACGGCGGATCAACATGGTGTAATTGCGCTCAAATACCTTGAACGAATCATCTGCTGTTGATGCCCCAAAAAGCCAACTCCCGCCAGACTCACGCAACGCCAACCGCACAATGGCATGGCTCCACTTGTGTTTGGCAACATGCGAGTAATGCCGCATAGCTTCACGATAAGCCTGCTCAACACTTGGCAGTCCTAAATCATCGGGTTCCGCATGGCACCAATGGCAAAACTGCAAAGGCGAAGGCCAAAACTGCCGCTTACCATCGCGCTCACAACGGGCACGGTTAATGCCACGCTGCACCACCTCAACGCTGCCAATGCGCTGCGCTACCAAGGTTTTCAACCATTCCGCCTTCATGCTGGGCTCTTGCTCAGGCTTGGGCGCCCCAATCGGAAACAAGATTTTCAGCTTCGCAAACACGCTATCAATCAGCTGCCCGTCAAACTCCGACACCACAGGGCGCGATTGCTGCGCCGACGGCATAAAATCCAACGCCTGAATCGGCTGTGGTTGATGGTTTCGTTGTGTCATATCAGCGGATCTCCATCGTCAAAAACATTGCTGGTCCAGTGCTGCGGTGCCTGCCCACTGGTTGGCACCAGCCCACGGTTTACCGCCCAATCAAACTTGAACCCCTGCCAGCCCTCACCCAACGTCACTCGCAAGCAGTCATCCACACTCATGCCAGCTGCAACCGCCTTGTGCAGCTCAGGGGCAACGTAATCAACCGCACCTTGCGTCAAGGGCTTCTTAGCCGCTGCGCGGGCTTTCACCCAATCGGCAAATACCTCACCCGATGGCGCCGCAGGCCACTTATCAAAAATAAACTTGTCGCTTGGAGAATTGCGCTTGGCGGGCACGCCAACACGCTCTTGGTTCATTGACTGGTTAAATGACTGGTTCTGAGTACCGTTTTTGGGACTATTCAAAGTACCGTTTTTGGGACTATTTCCTGTCCGTTTTTGGGATGATTCCGTTTTCGGAACCATTCCGCTTTTGGGACTGTTATCGCCGGTGCTTATTGGCTGCGAAACATCCACCAAATTCAGACGGTAAATCTTCACCTTGCCCGTTCTGCCGGCTCGCTTACCCGTATCGGTTAGCACACCCGCGTCTTGCAGCTTGGCAATGTTGCCAATAATGGTTTTACGGTCCAGGCCCGTGTCTTTCACCAACCGCTCAACCGACGGATAACAGCGGTGATACTCATCCGCACGGTCAGCCATCGACAACAACAGCAATTTCAAACTCGCAGGCTTAATCGCTAACGACCAAGCCCAATCAGTCGCAGCACGGCTCATAACCCACCCCACATTGCGCAAGGTGTTGAAACTGAGCTACTATCACCACGCAGCTCACTTTCTCCACGAATGTTGTTGCACTCGCCCACCAGTCCGCCAAGATCGAGTGGGCGTTTTACTAACATCAGAAGGATATTGAGATGGCTAAAATCCGTAGTGAATATGCCAAGGTAATTGCGATCAATGACGAAACAGGTTTCGTTGCCGTCGAGCTTGATAGTGGTGACATTAGTGTTTTTGAGAAGCTGGTCTACTTTGAACTTGAAATTGGCAACCTTGTATATGGTCGATTTACAACAACAGGAATTGACTCGATTTTCAGACATCAAATACAACGCAGTCATGAAGTTGACGTAATAGCGACGGGTTGCACAAAAGACAATTATTTTCATCACATGTCCTCCTGAGTTATCTTGCGCAGTAAGTTGTCGTGCAATTGCTCTAACAACGCACGCCGTTCATCCCAACGCTTTAAGTGCTCCTCAAGCCCATCGAATGGCTGCACATAACGCTTGCGTAGCATCACCTCATCACAACGGCCTTGCTCCATTTCCAAGTAAGCCAAAAAGTATTCAACGGCCGCAGTGGGCATCGGCAATGTACGCTGACCAAGCAGCGCCTCATTCACAATGGTTTTTGCCACCTCCTCGAACTGCTGTCTCACCGTATGGTGATCAATTTTTGATACCAAAACGTCATACCAACCCACATTAGAAACGGCATTAATTAACGCGTTTTGGATCAAACACTGCATGTGCCTCGCATAAATCTCATGCGCGTTCATGCCATCAAAGCAAGCACCGTCAGATTGCATCGGCACCAAACATAAAGGCTTTTCTGCATCCAAAGCGGCAGGCGTTAACATGGCGTCATGCTGCGCTCGCTGCTCTTCAGTTAAGTGGCTGTTTAGCGCCACAAGACCATCATCATTTATGTTGTCCATGCTCATACGTCACCGCCTTGCGCCAAATTGACGCACATCAATGGCTTGGCTATGATGACCAAGCCTGAACTCAGGTAAGCGCCCGCAGCTGTCACTAAACTAACGCGGGCGCTTCTGTTTTTGTCCTCCTGAAATTTATCCCTACATTTGCGTTTAGCTACTGCAATTCCTAATATTGAATTAGGGGCAACGTAACGTCCTCTCAAGTGTTTTATTCTTTGAAAACATTCAAGCAAAGGAGTGCAAATGGAAACCAGAGTAAATGCAGAACATACTGTTGAAATCTGTGAGGTTATTGAACGTGATGAACATAATTGGTCAATAATTCTCAAACGCGGAAATAATGAGTTATACCTAGGCCAAGTGACAAAAGAGTCACCTCTTTTTAATATTGAAGACAAGGTTAGCGGTGTTATCGAATCCCATCGCTTGCATAACGTCGTGTTCACGCTCCTAGGTGCACGTGAGGTTACAACTGCACGTATGGCTCTCACTCTAATTTCATAGCGCTGACACTCAGAACAACCACCAACCAATAGCAAGGTGCAATGGATTATATTCATATGTCCTCCTAGGCGGCCTCAGGGCCGCCATCAATCAATCGCGCACCGTGCGCATATAACAAACTGGCAATCGCCTCAGCCGACAGCGTTGGCGAACAACGTACAATCGCCGCCATCCGTTCAATCTGTTCCTGCCGTTCAGCAGCACGCCAGCGTGGCTCACCAATCGGCACCACCTTGCAATCGTCATGTTCCATATCAATCACCTTCTTCAATGCTGATAGGCAACTCACCCAAAAAGTGCATCGAGAACTTCAAGCCGAATCGGAAGCCACGAATGAAATCAGGGTCATCAATTATCTGATCGCCGATTTGAATTTTTTTGGAATCGTGTTCTGCTATGCCTGTTAAGTGATCGCGGCGAGCGCTAAACCACTCCTGCAATTGCATTATCACTTTTGCTGCGCTTTCATTGACACAAGCCGAATCTTCAGGTGTTAAATCCAAGTCATTTACGTCCATATACCCTCCAAAGCAGGTGAGTTAACTCACCAATGCCATAAAATGGCGCCATTCCAACCGCAGCCAGCGGCACAGTTCACGCCAAACGTTCACCCGCGTTAAACGGCGCTGTTCGAGCAGCTCAAACTCACGGATCAACCCATCCAAGTCACGCGAAGCCTGTTCAAACGCCAAAATCGCCTCACCGCGCTCAACCGTATATGGCTCAACATCCAACGCATTCAAATACAGCTGATGCGTGTACTCCAGGTGCGTCCATAACCGCATTTGCGCAACACTCGATAAGCCACTCACACAGGCATGTAATACCGCGTTGCGGTTCTCAGTCGCTAACGAATGGCTCACGTCCAGTTCCATTAAATCCAATTCGTCCACGCTCATGCCCTCGCCTTTAATTGCTGCAAACGCTCAAAATCATCACGGCAATCCGCATCACAAAAACGGGCCTCAGCGGCAACCGGAGTACTGCAATACAAGCAGCGGCCGGTGCTTGCAGCTGTCTGCGGTGGCTTCCTTGCTTGGGCTATTGCCAGGCTGTCAAACAGCTCAGATACCCGTTGGGCTTCGTCTGCTTCGTTACTCATTGGCGGTGGCTCTGCCAGCGCGAAGGAAAGAAAACTCAGCTTCCAGCAATTGAATACTGGCCTCAGTCGTCGCCCGCGATTCCCTCAGCTCACGGTGGCACTGAACAACCTGCTCGCGGGTCGGCTGCGAGCCCAGGGTAATAACCGCAATCTGTGCTTCACTGTTTTCCTTGGTGAGAATTGCCGCCACCCTGCCCGGCTCCAACAGCCCGCCAACAAGGCCCGAGTCTGCAACTACCGTTACCCCTATCGGGCCATACACATCATTGAGGTAAGCCATACGCAAATGCGTTGGCATAGCGGCAAGCAAAGCTTGCTCAACATGAAACAAGCGTTCCGGGTTTGGGTGGCACTCTTGATATTGGCCCAGCCAGCGGAAAATCTTCTGGGCATTGATCCTGGCATCGTTGTAAGGGTCGTCGGTTCGCGCAAAGCTAATCCCCTCTCTGGCCAGTGGCTTTTTCAGGCCCAGGCGATCAACAACCTCCACAACGCTGGCCGCCAGTGATGCACGGCTCACCTTGGGCAACTCCAACCAGCGGTGAATGGCAACCATTAGCAGGTCAAGGCGTGATTTGTGTTTCATGGCTAAACTCCCTTTTAGGTTTACCGTGTAATCAAGCTGCTTGCTGCTCGTCATCATTTTGCGAATCATCAGCCATTAGCTTGCCGTTGGTGATGCGTTCGAGCTGATACGCTCTAAGTGGCGGGACGTTATCGCCCCATTTGGAAACTGCCGCTTGGCTGATTGGGAATCCTGCTTCGGTGAGCGAAGCAGCAACCTTTTGTTGAGTTTGAAAGAAGTTGAGTACGTCAGATTTTTTCATGATGTGACACCTTTCCGTTGGTCATGCCTGATAATATAACCAAAGTAAATTACACATCAAGAAAAATATTACCATATGAAAGTGATTAAATATAACCTGCGTAATATCATTCGGATATGAATACGAATCCTCTCAGCACTAACGTAGTGCAGCGCATGAAAGAACTTGGCATTTCTCAAAAGGAGCTGGCTGAGCTTTCTGGCATTTCTCAACCAATGGTTCACAAGTTGGTATCAGGCAAGGTAAAGTCCTCCGCAAAGATTGTGGAGCTTGCGCGCGCCCTAAAGTGCTCACCAGAAAGATTGCTTTATGGTATTGAGCAAAGGGCAGATGATGAGATTTCAGAGTATTCGGGTTCGTTTGCTGTCTGGGATGACAAAACACCGCTGGGCAAAGACGAACTTGAAGTGCCGTTCTTCACTGAAGTGAAACTGGCAGCAGGCAACGGCATTGTGGCCGATATCGAAAACCACGGTCCTAAACTGCGCTTCTCTAAATTAACCATGCGTAGTCAAGGCGTGGAGCCAGCTGCTGCTGTATGTGTGAAGGTTTCGGGTAACAGTATGGAACCGGTTTTGCCAAACGGCAGCACTGTCGGTATTGATACTGCCAACAAAACTATTGTCGATGGGAAAATGTATGCCATTAATCACGATGGCATGTTGCGGGTTAAGCTGCTCTATACCCTTCCCGGTAATGGCTTACGCCTGCGCAGCTACAATCAAGATGAATACCCTGATGAGAGTTATAGTGGCGACCAAGTAAAAGTGATTACCGTTATTGGTCGCGTGTTTTGGTATTCCGTGCTGCTGTAAGATTTTGAATTTAGACTGCTAGCTTTAGCGGCATATTCTTATGCAAAAAATCTTTGGAAGGTATTTCGACATCAGGGCCATATATCATCACTTCTGAGCCCTTTCTTTTCTCCTGAGCCGTATAACTCAAAAAATATGAGTCTTGACGATAGTCCTTATATATCTCTCTAATTTCAGGCACATCATCGTATGAAACGATCCAAGGATGACGGACATTTGCCATTGTTGCAGCTATTTCAACATGATCATCATGATTGTAGAAGTTACGGTATAACCCAGAGCCCTTAACGTAGTATGGAGGATCAAGATAAATTAGTGTCTTTTTAGGCAAAGTCGGAACAACCTCGCGAACTAGTTGTACAGCATCCATGTTGTAGACAAATATTCTTTCTTTGTAACGACCAATCAGCTCTATTCGCTTAATCAAATCTTTCTTGTTGTAGCGAACATCCAACTTCCATTTACCAGACTGTTCTTTCCCACCGATTACACCAGCCTTAAGGATGCCGGAACGGTTTGTTCGATTAAGAAAAAATGTCGCGAACGCTACATCTAAAGTTGAGTATTCCTCAACATTCGCAAGCACATTCTTCTGAACATGCCAATTGTCTATAGTAACTGGCGTATCACTGATCAGTTTGCATAGATCATCATTGTGCTCTTTAACAGATACCCAAAAGGCATACACTGCAGGGTCATAGTCATTAATGTGAATTTTTGATGCGTACTCATTGAACAACAGTTCAATCGCTACTCCAGCACCGCCAGCGTATGGCTCCAAATAATGACCATCTAAAAGCCCATTTGCTTCAAAGACTTGCTTCACAAACTGAGAAAATTTTCCTTTACCACCAGGGTACCTCAAGGGAGTTGCAAATTTCTTCATCTTAATAACTATCTTTTTGAGCCTTCCGCATATGAAAACATAAACTACAAGTAATGGCCAGCACTGAAGCCTAGCCCCAAATGGTATCAAAAAGAGGTTTATATGTCTCAGCAACACTATTCAATTCCGTTGGAATTGGTGCCGAAAACTGATTATGTACCAATTGGTTGAGATGTTCTATTGAACCTATAGAGCTATCATTAGAGCCTGTCGCTCTGTTACGTATAGCTCGACTTTGGGACTTATCGAGTAAAGTAAGCTGCTCTAACTTCGACACCACAGCAACTAATTTTACTGAAAGCTTATCATCGTCTTTAATTGGCTTGTGATTATCAACACGACATACTTGATCATTTGCTGCTTTTTGATTAGAAATGAAGGTATCTAATGTGAGCTCAAGGAACACTCTAAACATAACTCCAGCTGCATTAGGCGACTCATGTACATTTATAGAATGTCTCAATTCACGATAAATTTCGTTAATTCTGGAGTTGGTTATTTTGAGGGACCATGGGATTAGGTGTTTCCTCATTAAAGTCGAAGGCTTAGCTTTAATTTTAGGATTGTTTGAATTGTCTTCGCCGCTCCCGCCGCGATTGTTCCCTGAGTTATTGTTATCGTTGTTGCCATTACTACTATCATCTGCGGTATTTCCATTTCCCGTAGAATTAGTACCTCCGGAATTTGGTGATTGACCTGAATCTGTAGCATTGGGAACTTCGGTTGAAGCTGCTTTTTCCTTTAGTCGAACTGGTAAAAGTTCAGGCGGAATATGACCAATAAATTTCACTCGATCATCATGATTCCGTATATCATTTACATTATAGCCTTGTGTAGTAAAGAGGTTTATTGCGAAATCAACAGATGGTGCAATAAAATGTAGTTCCAAATTTGGCTCAAGGACCCGGTTCTTTACTTGAAGCATAAAGGCTTCCTGCGCAGGCTTTGAGCTGAATAAACGCGTAAGTGTAGTAACAGGAATATACATAACGCCTTTAACAGTCTCATCAGAAAAAATGTGTTTGTTATCTTTAACTAAGTTTCTAATTTGTCTACCAATAGACTCAACGCCGGTAAGCCGCGCTCTTCTCTCATCACGAATGTCGCTGTCCCATCCTACCCGACCAACGCCCCCGTTTGGCCCGGTGTGTTTGAGTTCAATCCAAATATCACCACTTTTTCTGTCTGGTACTACACTGCATTCTACTTCTGAAGGGAGCTGAAGATTTTCTATGGCTGAGATAATTTCTTGAATTGACTTGGCAATTTTACTATCTGACGCAAGATCTGGATTTTGTAGCAGTTTAAGGGCGGTCAGTCTACGATTTCCCTCAAGAACGATATAACTACTTTCGTCAGATGGATCTGGTGTAACTAACTGTAATTCAGTTGGATCCAGGCCAAATTTTGCTATGTGCTCAGCAAGCTTAACTATTTTCTTGGCATCTTCTGGATCAGCCATCATGAGATCTAGGGCTTCACGCTGATTCTGGGCAACATCACCGCCAAACCTGACGTTTTCCTGGTCAAGTTTGATTGAATTGACAGATAAAGATTGAATATTCCTTGCCACGTAAAAACTCCATTGTCGAATAGATAACCGTATCAATTATATCGATTTTATATGTTTCATAATCAGAAAGCTTCATCAGTTGCTCACAATAACAGAAATAAATTGAGAATACTGATTGAAGACATCTTACAAAACATGACCAAAGTAATTGACCAAAGTAATTTACTTTGGTTATATTTAACCCGTACCACTTAACCAGAGGACGGGACCATGCCAATTCTGACCACCAACCCAAGCACCGCGAAGGAACGCGCCGAACACCGCTTGTTAGTGTCACTGCGCTTCGCCTGCTTGATGACCAAGCACAGCAATCCAATGGACTGCCCACGGGTAAAGCAACGCGTGGCAGAGTTGGAGCGCTACCTCTACCAGCACCACCCAAGCCAACGGTTCGACCAAGTATATGTCGATTGCGCTGGCGAACTTGGTGAAAGCTTTGCCCTTCGGGTACAAAGCCAAAACTACCAAGCCACTATCTGGCGCAGCCATCATCATGCTGCCGCTATCACACCGCTGTTTAACAACGCTATTGCGTAGGAGGCCGACATGGACTGCCAATCAACTCGCACCCGCACTGCCCGTAAACCGCACCAATGTTGTGAGTGCCACAGCACCATCAACCAGGGCGAGCAATATGCCTTTACCTCAGGTGTATGGAACGGCGAACCCGCCAGTTTTAAAACATGCCACAACTGTTGGGAAATACTTGCACAAACATCACGTTATGTGAATTTAACAGCAAGTGAATGTGATGACTATCCCTACTTTGGTGGATTGGTTCAATGGTTTGATAACCGCATTACCTGCGATTTCCAAGGCGAGGCCTTTGTTTTGGAAATGGCCGAGGCCCTCCAAGTGCCGCCACAGCAGTTAGCCACCCTACTCTGCATTGAGTTAACCAAGGAGGCAGCATGTTAACGCTGACCCAGCCAGATAAGGCAGAACTAGAACTGGTTATAGGCTACAGCCTCACTTGCTCCAGCTGCACTAAAAGAATTTTTATTGATTCGGACACCACTATTTTGGAAACCCTCAAAAGCGCCGGTTGGCAGCGGGCCGAAACCGATCATGAATACCTGCCCTGCGTCTGCCCCAAATGCGTGGGCGAGCTTAAAGACAACGAGCAGGAACTTAAGGAGATCTACTAAATGGAAATGTGTTTCTCTATGCCCGCCGTCATGGGCATGCAAGGCGGCAAGGTTTTTTACACTGTGATGATGTCAATGAGGGTGTTGGTTCGTATGCTTCGAATTGACGATGCAGGCAGTGTGCTTGAGCGCAGTCAACGCAATGTTAACCCTGCGAGGGCCAATGCGATTGCCAAATACATCAGCTCTAATCCAACAGGTTATGTTTTACCTGGAATCATTGGGGTTGTAGAAGTCCCAAACGGCAGCGATGCACCAAAGTTTGAGGCGTCGGAGATCAGCTCTTGCGTTGGTGTGCTCAAGGTCAGCATGGATTCCATCATTAAACTATTTGACGGACAACATCGCGCCGTTGGCATATCAAAGGCGCTTGAGCGATGCGAGCATCTTACCCAAGACACCATCAGCATTACAGTGTACCCAAGCTTGTCGCTGCAAGAACGCCAGCAAGCCTTTACCGATATTAACCAGAACGCTAGCAAGCCAGCACAGGGATTGGGCGATACATACAACCACCGCGATCCTTTATCTCAAATCACAATGCAGGTCGTCGAAGAGACTGAATGGCTTTTTGACCGAGTGGACTTTGCCAACAACAAAGCCAGCACTCAAAGCAACTACCTGTGGTCATTCAAGCAACTGAAAGACGCCACTGCCATAGCTATCGGCACAAAAAAACCTACTGAAGCAGAGCACGCTTGGCGGGCAAATGAGTTCTGGTGTGACCTCGGGCAGGGTATGCAGTTTCTTAGCATTGCGGCCAGTGAGCGCGACAAAACCTTATTCACCACCACAGTAATGCTCAAGGCTCTTGCAAAAGTGCGTAATGAGCACGATGCCCTAGGAGTAAGGCATTGGTGCGCTGCATTTGAGCGTTTGGTTTGGAGTCGCAACAGTAAACACTTCATCGGCCGCTGCATCTGCCCAACAACCGGGAAAATGATCGCCAATTCAGATGCCGTAAACCTGACAGCAAACCAAATCATGATGGCAATGGATAAGCAGCTCCCTGCTAAGCTCGAAGAGCTGGAACACAAGTATTTCCCCAAGGAGGCAGCATGAAGCACCTAATCCCTGGAATGGAAAGCCAAGAGCGCTTTGAGCTGCTAATCAGCTTCACCGATATCACATCAGAGCCAATGATCAGCGCCTTGCAGGATCACTATGTGAAGGGGCACCCGGCCAGTGTGGCCGCCAAGATTAACGGCATAGACCCGGGCAACCTCAGCACTAACCAGAAATCAATGGAACAAGTTGCCGCCCGCATCGAGCGCGTGAAGGAGATCGACTGGCAACGCTTTGGCTATAAGGCAACGAATAGTTGTGGGTTAACCAACAAGGGGGCAGCTCGATGAGTTACCAAATTATCTATGCTGACCCGGCCTGGAAATTCAACGACAAGAACCAGAACGGCAACCGAGGCGCCAGCTGTAAGTATGACGTTATGAGCCTTGAGCAAATGAAGGACCTGCCTGTTGCTGATATGGCAGCGGATGATTGCACCCTGTTCATGTGGCACGTTCCCGCCATGCCATTGGAAGCACTGGAACTGGTAAAGGCTTGGGGGTTCACCCTTAAGACCATGAAGGCATTCACTTGGGTAAAGCTGAACAAACGCTTTTTCAACAACCTGCAGCGTGAATTTAGAGTCAACCAGATTGACCTGCAAACTATGCCGGAAGAACAACTGCTGCAGTTGTTGATGGCCGCTACAAAGATAGGGCTCGGGCACTGGAGCCGTGGCAACACTGAGGATTGCCTGATTGCTGTTAGGGGTAAACCCAAGCGCCAGGGCAAAGGTGTGCGGCAACTCATTATCGAACCGATACGCGAGCACTCACGGAAACCGGATTGCACCAGAGACCGCATTGTTGAACTGATTGGTGATCTGCCGCGGGTAGAGTTGTTCGCCCGTCAAAATCACCCAGGGTGGCATGCATGGGGTAACGAAGTTGAGCACTCAATCCCATTACTCACTGCCGGCAACAAAGCCGCTTAAGGAGACGATATGGACCAGATAGCAGAACTCTACAAACAAGGCCTGAGCTTTGAACGAGTAGCCGCTGAACTGCAGTTGCCTGTTCATCGAGTAAAGCATCACCTTCAAAGACTGGGGATCACCCGCTCACGTATCGATGCGGTGGCCATCGCCAACAAGCAACGCCAGCAAGAGCAGCGGCCGAGTTACTTGGATATTGCAGAACGAAAGGAGGCGGCCCCTTATGCCCGCTTCCTGCATCAAATGGATCAATTGAGGAGGAAGGCAGCATGAGTAATGAGCAACAGCAAACAACCCAACTGGTAATACAGCACACAGAAGAGAAACTGTTTTTAACCACCAAAGAGGTAATGGAACGTTACCGGCTTTCCAGCCCCACAACACTGTGGAACTGGCGCCGTAAAATTGGTTTCCCCGCTCCTATTCACAACGGGAGGTTTTACTCGAGAAAGCAGCTGGAAGCTTGGGACAGAGAGCAAGAGGCGGCTTGA